AAATACATTATCTTCATCGGATAACAGGCGATTGTGCCATATTACATTAGAGCAAGATACAGGAATTGAGAAGCTATTACTTCCAGCTAAAATAGTTCCTTTAATTATGAAAATGCAAGCCTCTAAGATTGCAGTTACGGAGAGCTGGGTTCATTTTGAAAATGAGGTGGGTACAAGATTATCCGCACGAATTTTCAGTGGTAAATTTCCAGAAATTACAGGAATCATTTCAGCTATTCCAGATATAGAGATAGAATTACCCGCAAACCTGACGGAAACAATAGATAGGGCAGAGGTTTTCTCTAAAAAGGAGTACGTAAATGATGAACTAATCACGATAGAATTGAGTAGAGGAAAATTAACCTTAAAAAGTAAATCTGATTCGGGTTGGTTTAAGGAAGTTAATAAATGTGATTATACTGATGTGGATATTCTTTCATTTGATATTCAACCAATATTTTTTAAAGATATTCTAACCAAGACAAACATCTGCCACATTTCCAAGAAAAGTAATATGGTAATATTCAAAGAGGCAAATAAATGGATATATCTCACAAAAGTCGAATTAAAACAGAAGGATAAATAGAAGAGAGTGTGTTTGTGCTGTTTTTTGTTGTTTTAAGGGTAGTTTTAAGCATTATTTTAATAAAGTAGTACAAAGTATTATCTAAAGATTTCATTGGCTTAAAACGCCTTTAAAATGTTTTTAATAGAATAATATGAAAAGATTAGGTTTCTTCAATAGAAAAGAGATAGAAAGTGATGAGGTTAAGGGTGGCGTTTTCTTAACTTGTACAAGTTGTGGTTTAGATAAATCCTGCACAAATCCAAAATTAGGATTTACAGGCAAAGGAAGTGAAAAAATCCTACTTTTAGGGGAAATCAACTCTCCTACTGACGATAGAACTGCTACACATTGGCGAGGTGCTGGAGGGGGTTTGTTAAGAAAAACATTAAACGAGCATGGAATAGATATTGATGTAGATTGTTGGTCTTTAAATGTGGTTCGTTGCTATTCAAAACAGGCAACACCACACCAGATTGACTGTTGCCAAAGGTTTATTTCTGAAACGATTTCCGAATTGAAACCGAGAATTGTAATTGCATTTGGGCGGGTTGCCTTGCAAGCATTATTTGATGATTTTTCTATCACAGGGGAATTTGCAACATGGCGAGGATTTACAATCCCGAATATGAAATACAACTGTTGGGTTTGTCCCACCTACCCACCTAAATTCATTGATAATACAAAAAAACAGGAACAAAGACTTGTATGGGAAAGGGATATTCGGAATGCCTTACAGTTAGGAAAATTAAGGACTTTTCCGAAGGAACAAATAACATATATTGATGATTTAGATGTCTTAAGACAGTTGATTAAAGAGGGTGATACTATTTCTATAGATTTTGAAACGACAGGTCTAAAACCTCATGCAAAGGGGCATGAAATAGTATGTGCTTCTGTTTCTCCAAATGTGAATGAAGCCTATGCTTTTGAAATTCCAAAGAAAAAGAGTGATTTACAACCTTTTTTAGATATTTTAGAGAACCCTAAGATTCTGAAAATGGCACATAACATGAAGTACGAACATACGTGGGCAAGAACCATATGGGGAATTGAAATTCAGGGCTGGACTTGGGATAGTATGCTCGCTGCTCATGTGATTGATAATCGTAGAGGGGTAGTTGGTTTAAAATTCCAAGCATTTACAATGTTGGGAGCCACTGATTATAGTAGTGAGATTTTTCGATATATCCGTTCTAATGATAAAGACAGTAATTCATTTAATATTGTGCAAGAATTACTCACGTCCCCAGCAGGAAGACGGAAACTTCTGAAATATTGTGCATTAGACACTATTTATCAATATAGATTGTCAATGTTGCAGAAGGAAATGTTGCAGGGAAAAGAAATAAAAGCCTATAAATTATTTCACGATGGAATTCTGGCGTTGAGTGATGCTGAAAATGTAGGCATGAGGATTGATTTAGAAACGGTTTCTAAGGCGGAAAACTATCTAAACGAACAAATATCCATGTGGCAGGAAAAATTACAGGGTACGCAGTTTTATAAGGATTTTCAGAGGGTAAATGGTGTGAATACAAATATTGATTCTAACCTACAACTTTCTAATTATCTGTACAAATATCAGAAATTACAACCAACTAAATTAACCACAAGAGGCGGGGGGAGCGTAGATGATGAAGCCTTAAGAAATTTAAACGTACCCGAGTTGAATTATATTTTAGAAATCAGAAGACTTGTAAAGGCTCGGGACACCTATCTAAAATCTTTTAGTCGAGAACAGGTAAATGGTATCATTCACCCTAATTTCAATCTGCACAATGTAGTCTCATATAGAAGTAGTAGTGATAGTCCTAACTTCCAAAATTTACCAAAAAGAGATAAAGAAATATTTAATCTTGTACGTGGGTGTATAGTACCACGTTCAGGGCATCAATTTATGGAGGTGGATTTCGATGGAATAGAAGTTTCTATCGCATGTGCATATCATAAGGATAAGAATATGATAGAATATCTATTAAATCCAGCTTCGGATATGCACTCAGACATGGCTAAACAGATATTCATTCTTGATGATTTTGATAAGCACCGTCCCGAGGATAAGTTATTGAGGCAGGCAGCGAAGAATGGATTTGTTTTTCCTCAATTCTATGGGGATTATTATGGGAATAATGCCTTAAATCTATGTCAATGGATGAAATTAGATGAAAATACATGGAAAGAAAATCAGGGTATTCCTTTAGCCAATGGGGAACGTATTTCAACACATTTAAGGAGGCATGGAATTAGAAGTTTCAAGACATTTACTTCTCATATGCAAGAGGTTGAACGCCATTTCTGGACAGAACGTTTCCCTGATTATGGCAGATGGCGGGAACGCTGGTATAGGCAGTATCTTCACAAGGGATATATTCATAGCTATACAGGGTTTAAATATACTTCGGAAATGAGAAGAAACGAGGTTATCAATTATCCTGTTCAAGGTGCTGCATTCCATTGTCTTCTCTGGTGTTTCATCCGTCTAAGCAAAGAAATCAAGAAAAGAGGTTGGAAAACACGTCTCATTGGTCAGATACATGATTCAATGGTGCTTGATGTTTACCCACCTGAAAGGGAGCGTATTTGTAAATTGATTAAAAGAATTACAACTGTTGAACTTGCTAAGGAGTGGACGTGGATTAACGTTCCATTATCTGTAACTATTGAAATTGGAGATGTTGATGGAGATTGGACGACACTGAAAGAAATTGAAAACTAATTAAATGAAAGTAAAATATTTTGTATAATATAAAAAAGAAAATTATGAATTTGTATTTGAAATATAGACCCACTACATTTGAAGATTTAGTAGGAAATGAGGAGACGGTAGAAGCATTACAAACAATGCTTAAAAAGAATAAACTACCACATACATTCCTATTTCATGGGGAAAGTGGTTGTGGTAAGACTACAATAGCTCGAATATTAGCGAAAGAATTACAATGCTCTGAAAGCGATTATAGTGAAATTAATGCCTCTGATTTTAGAGGAATTGATAGTGTTCGAGAAATCATTCAGAATGCTAAATACCTACCTTTACAAGGTACTGTTAAGGTATATGTAATTGATGAGTGCCATAAGTTGACGAATGATGCTCAAAATGCAATGTTAAAGATTTTAGAGGACACACCCTCCCATGTGTATTTTATTCTTTGCACTACCGACCCACAGAAATTGTTAAAGACAGTGAAATCAAGGGCTGTACAATTCAGAATGTCCCCATTAAATGATAGAGATATGATGAGATTGCTTAGGAATATTTTACAACAGGAGAATGAAACCGTTGCAAGAGAAGTGATAGACCAAATTGTGATAGATAGTCTTGGACACCCAAGAATGGCACTTAACATTCTGGAAAAAGTTATCCATGCTGAACCTGAAAATAGATTGAATATAGCCAAAAAACAGGCGGAACAAACAAATGAAGCAATAGAATTGTGCCGTTGTTTACTTTCCACCTCTTCATGGAAAAAATGTAGTTCTATTCTAAAAGGACTAAAAAATCAAGAAGCTGAAAGTATTAGAAGGGTTGTATTAGGGTATGCTCAAAGTGTATTATTGAATGGAGAGAATGATAAAGCTGCATTGATATTAGAATGTTTCATAGAACCTCTATATGATGTAGGATTTCCAGGACTTGTATTTCAATGTTACAGTATTTGCAAGACAGATGTTTAATTTAAAAATAGAATAAGAAATGAAAAATGAAATTAATTATTTAGCGGACATTACCATCGACCAAAATGCCTTAGATTTAGAATGGTTAGACCAACCAAGTTTAGCATTCCGATATGCGGAACATGCATCTGAAATGAAACGCATAGTAGATATTGCAAAGGAAGATTTAGATTTGGTATGTGCGGAATTAGATAGAGAGATCAGAGAAAATCCAGACGATTTTGGAATTGGGAAAATCACTGAAACCCTTGTATCCAATACAATCAAGATGCAAGAACAGTATAAAGAAGCAAGTAATAAGTATATTGAAGCTAATTATGAGTATCGAGTTGCTATGGCTGCGGTTGAGGCGATTAATCAGAAAAAAGCCTCCTTAGAAAATCTTGTGAAATTAAATGGGCAGGCATACTTTGCCTCTCCAAGTGTCCCACGTGATATTGATAAAGAGTGGGAACAGAGGGAAAAAACTAAAAGAAGCAATCAAAGAATTGCAGAAAAAATATTAAAGAAATAAGGAAGTAATTATATGTTGTGGTTAATATTGAAGTGTCTAAGTATTGCAATACTTTCGTTATTATACGTATTTTTTCTTGCGTATATGTTTATGTGGGGTGTCTTAACCGCATATGATTATTTTATTAAGAATAAAGTTGAAAAAATCAATAATTTAAAAAAAGAATAAAAAATGGCAAAAAAATCATTTAGAATGCCGAACTACAAGAAGGCAGTAGCGGCGAATACTGAGAAACAAAGAAGTGAAGCTTCCACTTATGGTTATTTAAAGTTACCTAAAGGGGTTGAGCTTTTCAAAGAGCGAAAAGGTAGAATACAATTAGATGTAATTCCTTACCCAATTACCAATGAAAAACATGCCGATATATGTCCTGATGCAGGAATAGATGTTGGTGTCTTATGGTACAAATCTCCATTTAAAGTCCATCGAGATATTGGTGCAGGGGACGGACAGACAGTTGTATGTCCTACCACTGTGGGACTTCCTTGTCCGATATGTGAATATCGTATCAAGAGAGCAAAAGAAGGAGCAGATAGAGACGAGTTAAAGGCATTGAAAACGTCCAATCGAAATCTATATGCGGTAATCCCAAGAAAAGACAAGGAAATGGATGAAACTATCCATATATGGAACACCAGCCAATTCTTTGTTCAAGATGCGATTAACAATGAGTTAGAAGAAGATGAGGAATTGTATGAATTTCCAGATATTGAAAATGGGTATCGTCTAAACATCAGATTTGATGAAGAATCATTTATGGGCAATAAGTACTATCGTCCAAGCAGAATTGATTTTGATGACAGAGACCCATTACCACCATCCGTATTGGATAATGTACCTAAATTGGATGATTGCCTCTCAATTCTATCCTATGCAGAATTATCCGCAATGTTATTCCAGATAGATACGGATGATGTAGAGATAGAAGATGATTATGAAGTAGAGGAAACCAGACCACGTAGAAGAAGAAAATCAGTTGTTGTGGAAGAAGATGAAAATGAAGATTTTGAAGAACAGGAAGACTTTGAAAAAGATGAAAACGAGGAAAAAGCACCCCCAAGACGTAGAAGAAAATCTGTGGTAAAAGAAGTTGATGAGGAAGAAGAACAGGAAGAAGATGAAGATGTTGAAGAACAAGAAGAAATTAAGGAAAAATCAAAAGAAGTAGAGGTTAGAAAGGGAAACAACAGAATCAGGGAAAGAAAAACTGCAAAGGTAACGGAAGAACCTGAGATTGAAGAAGAAAGCAATGAAACCACTACTAAATGTCCATTCGGTCATCATTTTGGCATAGATAATGATAAAGTTCCAAAAGATTGCAATAAATGTGATGTTTGGGATGATTGTTATGATGCTTTTTTTGAGGGGGAAGAATAAACGTGTTTTAAGGTTGTTTTTAGGCTTTATTTTTATTTTGTAATGTTTTATATGTTTAAATAGATTTAAAGCCAAAAACGCCTTTAAAATAACAAATAAAGGGTATTATACATGACATTGGCAGAGCAGATGAAACAAAATACAATTATGGCAAAGAAGAAAAAAAATACGGATGTAATGATTAGTACGGGTTCGACCTTATTAGACCTTGCGATTAGTGGTACTGCAATTAGAGGCGGAGGGCTTGCTGGTGGAATTTTCGTAGAAATTTTTGGTCCATCTGGGAGTGGAAAGACTGTTTTACTTTCTGAAATTGCAGGAGGTGTGCAAAGGCAAGGAGGGCAAGTAATGTTCCACGACCCCGAAGCAAGATTAGATAAAACATTTGCTTCAATTTTCGATGTAGATTTTGATAAGATACATTATACCCAGCCTGATACTGTAACGGAAACCTTTGAAGAAATGCGAGCTTGGGAATTAGAAGATACAAAGGTTATCAACGGCATATTCGCAGATAGTTTGGCTGCACTTTCCACGAATCTTGAAATGGATAATGCAGAGGGGGATAAGATGGGAATGAGGCGAGCTAAGGAATTTTCTGAACAGTTGAGGAAGACATGCAGGATTATTAAGCAGAAAAATATTCTTCTCGTAGCAAGCAACCAAATCAGAGTAAATGCAGATGCGGGTTTCTACGCTGAGAAAACAACAACCCCAGGAGGGCAGGCAATTCCTTTCTATGCCTCGGTTCGTTTGAGAGCAAGAACCCCTGAAAAACTAAAGAAAAGAATAACTGTAAAAGGAAAAGAAGTAGAACGAGTTATCGGAATTAAGACTACAATAGAGGTATATAAGAACTCAATCGATAGACCATATCGTACTGCACCCATTTATATTATATTTGATTATGGTATAGATGACATCCGTGCTAATCTTCAATTTATTAAAGATTTTACAAAACAAACCATATATACCGTGGATGATATTAGATTAGATAAAAGCATGGAAAAAAGTATCCTAATGGTAGAGGAGCAAGAGCTGGAGAAACAATTGCGGGAACAGGTTATTGATTTGTGGGAGGAAATTGAAACTAAATTTGAAAGTGATTCA